GGCCCGGTTCTGGAGCGTCTTCACGACGAACTCCTGACCCCGCTGATCGACAGGACGTTCGAGATCATGGTGCGGCGCGGCATGATCCCACCGGCTCCCCCCGAGCTTCAGGGCATGGAGCTTCGCGTCGAGTTCATCTCGATCCTCGCTCAGGCTCAGAAGCTGCTCGGCACCATCTCGCTGGAGCGACTCGTGGCGTTCGTGGGGTCGACGGTTGCCGTCTACCCCGAGGCCAAGGACAAGCTCGACATCGACGAGGTGATCGACGACTACGCGGGCATGCTCGGGACGAAGCCGAGCGTCGTGGTGACCGGAGAGGCTCTCGCGGCGAAGCGGGCTGCCCGAGCCAAGCAGGAGCAGATGGCCGCCATGGCCGCGATGGCGAAGCCGTTGAGCGACGGAGCGAACGCAGCGAACGTCCTGGCCCAGGCTGATGCAGGGCAGACCGGGACTCTCAATGGATTGGTTGGAGCGTTGCAGGGATGAGCGAGATCACACGAATCGGACCCCTCGGAGACGACGAGGAGGTCAACAAGAGACGCAAGGACGTTGACCTCATGAAGGAGCAGGAGGCATCGGACCTCCGCTCGATCCTGACTCAGGATGCGGGCCGTCGACTGTTCGCCTGGATTCTGAAACAGACGGAGTTCGGATCGGTCGCGTTCTACGAGACCGACAGGCTGACCAGCTTTATGCTGGGCCAGCAGAACGTAGGCCACAAGCTCATGGCTCAGGCTCGCGCACACTGCCTGGACATGGTTCGCCTGATGGAGGACGAGGAGATCCTATGGCAGAAGAAGAAGCAGTAGCGGAGACAGTACCGGCCCCCGTGGTCGGTCAAGTCGAGGCGACTCCGGAACCGACAGCGCCGGTAGTCGACAAGGCGGCATCACCGATCAAGGACGTGGTCGAGGGCGAGGTGAAAGCCGAAGCGCCCGAGACTCCCGCCGAGATCGTCTACGAGTTCAAGGCCCCCGAGGGGGTCGACCTCGATCCTGATGCGATCAATTCGTTCAAGGAGTTTGCGAAAGCAGAGAAGCTCCCGCTCGAACTGGCGCAGAAGATCGTGGATCTCGGTATCAAGCGTCAGCTTGACATCGAGTCAGCGGCGGCCAAGAGCCTTGAGGGTGCGATGCTCAAGGAGGAGGCTGCGGCAATCGAGGGCCTCAAGAAGCACCCTAAGCTCGGAGGAGCCAACTACGAGCAGACCCTAAAGCTCGCAGCGGAGGGGTTCTCGAAGTTCGCTAGCAAGGAGGAGATGGAGTTCATCAACGCGACCCGCCTCGGCAACAGGGTCGAGATGATCACGCTCTTCCGAAAGGTCGCCCTCGCGATGCGCGAGGACGGAGTTTCGCTTCGACCTGCGGTCGCTGGCGGCCAGAGATCCGAAGGCGAAGTTTACAGGGAAATGTACCCAACCATGCACGATTCCAAGGAGTAAGACATGACGACGATCAACACGGGGGACCTCTCCCTTCTCGACTTGGTGCGGCGGCAGGACCCTGACGGTTCCCCCGCTCGCATCATCGAACTGCTCTCGAAGCGCAACCCGATCCTTCGGGACGCTGTGGCGAAAGAGGGCAACACCCAGACCGGCCACCGCTTCACGACCCGCAACACGGAACCGGCGCTCGGATGGCGGCGGTTCAACGCTGGCATCTCGCCCAGCAAGAGCACCACGACCCAGTACGACGAGACCTGCGGAATGCTCCAGGGATACTCGCGGGTCGACGAGGACCTCGCGAACCTCAACGGGAACGCCGCCGCCTACCGGATGTCGGAGGACATGGCTTTCCTGTCCGCGATGAACAAGGAGGCCGCCCGCGCTCTGATGTACTCCTCGGTGGACGACAACCCCGAGGAGATCCACGGACTGTCGACCCGCTACGACCTTCTCACCAAGCAGGGCGTGGTCAACGGTGCGACCTACACCGGGGCGGTGGCCTCGGGCAACGAGCAGTCCTCGATCTGGATGGTCGTGTGGGGAGACGACGCGAGCTACCTGATCTACCCCAAGGGCATGACCGGGGGCCTCACGTCGAAGGACATGGGCCTCCAGATCGTCGATGAGGGCGCTGTGGCAGCCGCCACCCCGACCGGCAAGCTGTTCAACGCTTGGGTCACGCACTGGAAGTGGAACCTGGGCCTCTGCGTTCAGGACCGCCGACAGATCGTCCGCATCTGCAACCTCGACTCGTCGACCATCGGAACCGACGTGACGAAGATGACCGGAATCATCGACGCTCTCGTCGCCGGTTACTACCGACTCAACGACCCCAACCAGGGTCGTCTCGGGATCTACTGCAACCGGCCCGTGGCCGAGTACCTCCACCGTGGCGCGGCCTCCCGCGCTTCCTCGCAGTTGACCCTCGAAACCTTCGCGGGCAAGCCGGTCACGGCATTCCTCGGACACCCCATCAGCGTCGTCGATGCCCTCATCGCGACCGAAGCCCCCATCGTTTAAGGGGCAGGAGAAAAGCATGCTGCTCGACAAGAAGAACATGATCATGGACGCCGTCCTGCTTTCCGCCATCCCGGCAGGAGCAACGACGGCTGCCGGTACGACCCCGGTGGCGGGCGTCATCGACCTGCTCGGTGGGGGCACATCCGAAAGCGACGTTTTCGGAAAGGCCCTGACCGACATCACCCCGACCGTGCAGGACATGGAGACCTTCGCGATCATCGCAGTCGCCGACTGCGCTGGCGGAACCAGCCTCAACGTCCAGCTTGTCACAGGCTCGACCAACCTCCCCACGACCGTGGTGGCGCAGTCCGGCGTGGTCCTGACCGCAGGCCTGCTGCTCGGACTCCGTCTCCCCCTGGAGATCCCGCGAGGCACGAAGCTGGGACGCTTCCTGGGCATCCAGCTTGTCCACGCCGGTACGGCTTTCACGGGAACCGGGGAGCTTCACATCTCCTTCGTCCCGCGTGACGGCCAGCAGACCGCACAGGCGTAGGAGGCGACCATGGGGCAGAAGTACATTCTGGAGACGGAGCCGTTCTATCGTCAGGGTCACTACTACCGCCCCGGCGAACCCTTCGAGATCGCAGCGGGCACGACGCCGCCGACGAGGGCGATTAAGCTGGAGGAGTACGTCCCCCCGCAGCCCGCTCCTCCCGAGCCGAATCCCGCGATGTCCGAACTGGCTGCCGAGTCGCGGAAGATCAAGCGGCAGCCGAACAGCTAGCAAAACCGGCCCGCCCTCGATCTGGGGGCGGGCCACTTCGAGGTGAGCATGAAGCCGCACACGAAGAAGCACGAGATGGGAGAGAGCATGAAGACGAAGATGAAGGAGAAGGCGAAGGAGAAGGCGACGGCCAAGTCCGGCTCGAAGAAGGGCTGCTGACATGGGCAAGAAGGTGGACAAGGCAATCGCCGCCGTGATGAAGAGCGGCAAGGACAAGGGTTCCGCAATCGCGATCCTGAAGAGTCAGGGCACGATCCACCAGTCCGGCAAGCACCTCGCCGCAGGCAAGGCGAAGAAGGGCAAGTAGATGCCGGTCGTTCCTATCGACAAGGCGACTAGGGCAGCCATAGAGAAGGCTCAGGCCGGGGAGCCATACCCCGAGGACCGCTCGGTCTACCCAAAGAAGAAGGAGCCGACCGAGTTCCAGAAGCGCGCAGCCATGCGGGCTGACCGTCTGTTCTCCGCGATGGGCGGGATGGACCCGAAGACCGGCGAGTCGAATCGCGACATGGCGGGAAGCGACCGATACCGAGAGGCCTTCTTCGGGAGCACCTATCGGTATCCAGCGTTCGAGGACATGGGCAAGCTCCAGCAGGCCCTGAGCATGGCGGGGAACGAGAAGGAAAAGAGCGCGGCGAAGTTCAAGGCCGAGGCCGACGCATTCACGAAGGCATGGGACGAACGTGTTGCCGCCTCGAAGGCGGCCCACTCAAACGAGAAGCCATAGGAGGCCATCATGCAGAAGAAGAAGCCATCGGGAGGTTACGGTGCGGGTTCGATCAGCGAGACCGCAGCCAAGCGCAAAGAGAACATCGCGACCAGCGGGATGAGCCAGTCGGCGCGCAACATCTACGAGCGCACCAAGGCCGAGAAGTCTCCGGAGGGTGACCTCCAGCGTGGTCGACAGACCGGGTCGCGCAAGTCCAAGTCAAAGAAGTAGGGGGTCTCGATGAACGTCACGTCCACGGAGATCTGCAACATGGCGCTGTCCAGGCTGGGCATCCGAGAGAAGATCACGTCTCTCGATCCGGCCACCAGTCAGGAGGCAGTGGAGTGCGCTCTCAACTATCAGACGGTGGTGGAGCGGACTCTGTGCCAGTATCCGTGGACGTTCGCGACCAAGCGAAAGACCCTGACGCTCATCGAGTCCGCTCCGAATAAGGAGTGGCTCTATCGGTACGAGTATCCGGCTGACTGCGTGTCGCCGCGCTACATCGAGGCGACCGCTCGGAACGTGCCGGTCGACCTCATGATCAAGTGGCAGGTCGAGGCCACCGATGCCGACATCCCTGGGCTGTTCTACCCCGATCCTCAGATCGGTGGTCAGGTCCACAAGCCTTGGCGCAAGTCGATCCTGACCGATGAGGCCGCCCCCGTTCTCGTCTACACGGCGAACACTGTTCCCGAGAATCTCTACCCCGGCCACTTCGTCAACCTGCTGGCCTGGAACCTCGCGGTCGAGCTTGCGATGCCGCTGCTCTCTAAGCCGGACGTGGCGAACATGGCGATGAATGCCGCTCGTGTCGCGCTGCTCGACGCCAGGACGAATGCGCTGAACGAGGGGGTCCACGACAATCCACTGGAATCGGAGTTCATTCGGGCGAGGGACTGAGATGCCGAATCCCATCAATCAGGCCTCGCTGATCGGCGGCGAGCTTTCCCCCACCCTGTCGGCCCGCGTAGATCTTGAGCGGTACGGTCACTCGGTCGAGCGCATGGAGAACTTCGTGGTCAATCCCCACGGAGG